GCGCATGAGCGAGATCCCGGTACCGCTGCGCGACCTGGTGCAGCCCCAGGAGTGTCCGACCAGCTGGCTGCCCTGGATGGCCGACAACCTCTCAGTCGATGCTTGGCAACCGGAATGGACCGAAAGCCAGAAGCGCGCGGCGATCGCGTCCAGCATCCCGGTTCACCGCCTCAAGGGGACCATCAGCGCCGTGCGCGAAGCCTTGGGCGCCCTGGGCCTGCGCATCGAGGTCCAGGAATGGTTCCAGCTCATCCCGCGCGGCCAGCCCTACACCTTCCGTCTGGTGGTGACGGCCGACCAGGTCGGCTACGACAAGGCCACCCTGGCCAAGGTGCAGAACGTGGTCAACGACGCCAAGAACCTGCGCTCGCACCTGTCCGAAATCGTGCCTTCGGTCTCGTCGAATGCCGGCTACCGGCGCGCCGTCGCGTCATCGATCGGCCGGGCCCTGCACGTGGGTTTCGACCAGGACGCCTTCGCCCTGCTCCTGGAGGGGATCCGCAACGGCGAGGCCCAGACCGAAGCGGCGGTCGACCAGTTCGACCACCTCATCAACACAGTCCTTCCCAGCAAAAATTGGTAAAAAACATGGCCCTTTCCAACAAAGTAGAGAAATTCAATACGAACGTCAGCAGGCTGGACCAGATCATCAACGGTGGCCCGGACACTGTGGTGATGACGGACGGCGGCCCGGTCAAGAGCATCGCCCATGTCATGGCGGACGCCGAGGCCGTGCTGGCCCAACTGGCCGTGTTGGGTCCCGAGCTGGCCAAGCCCGGCGGCGGCGACCTGGTGCGCATCGCAACCGGGGAAACCGTAACTGCAGCAGTTGCGGCAATCCGCCAGGACATTCTGGGCCTGCAGGACTTCGTGGCCACCGAGCTGACCACCACCAACGTGAAGGAGGGCGACAAGCTGTTCTTCACGGCCACCCGCGTGCTGACCACCAAGCTGGCCGAGCTGTCCTTGGTCAGCGGCGCCGCCGTCACCGCCGACGATACCGTCCTGTCGGCGCTGGGCAAGCTGCAAAAGCAGCTCAACAACATGGTCGATACCCTGGCAAAGGCCAGCCGTCGCGTTGGCGATGTGGTCGTTACGGCGCGTAAGGACTACGTCGCGCCCGAATGGTTGCCGTGTGACGGCAGCACCTACCTGCGGACCAGCTATCCAGACCTGGCGGCGCTGCTACCGATCCAGTACCCAAGCAGCAAGATGTTGGATGCGAACAGCCAACCCTCTCACCAGGTTCAATCAGTAGCCGTAACCAGCGATGGCGCCTTCATGGCTATCGCCATTCCGTCATCCTCAACCACTCTACGGGTCTATAAAAGGACCCAGCCTGACAGGTTCACTTCTGTAACTGTGAATTCCCAGCCGCCATCCAGCGCTTATGGCTTGGCATTCAGTCCTGACGGGCAGTATCTAGCGGTGGCATGCGGTGGGGCGCCATACCTAGTAGTTTACAAACGGTCGCTCGATAACTACAACCTACTCTCCAACCCGCCGCAACCGTCAAACCAAGCTTTCGCTGCGGCATTTAGCGCAAATGGTGCGTATTTGGCTATAGCGCTCCACAACTTGGGTGGCCGACTAGCCCTGTATAGCCGCAGCGGCGATTCGTTCACGAAACTGCCTGACCCTGCGCTGCCCCCCGAAGGCATGACCAGTCACAGCGTGGCGTTCAGTCCTGATGGAACCTACTTGGCCCTGGGCACAAGTTCTGGTCAGTTCGTGTATCTCTACAAGCGCAACGGCAGCGCATTCACGATGCTGGCAGCGCTCGACTTCCCACCGACTAACGGCGCGCGCGGAATTGCGTTCAGCCCGGATGGCAACCATCTGGCGGTGGCCGCCGACAGCAACGGCGTGCTGGTCTATAAGCGTAATGGCGATGCTTTCGCCAAGTTGAGCGGCGGGCCGGTAGCTCCCAGCGGATTCAGTGCGCAGAGCGTGTCGTATAGCCCGAATGGCGAATTCCTGGCGGCCGGTGGCTTGTCGAATACCTTCCTGCTGATGTTCCGCAGGAATGGCGATGCGTATTCCCGGGTTCCGACCCCGACGCCTACCCCCGATGTCGCGGTCTACTCCGTCGCCTTTGGCGACAGTCTGACCCTGTCGGTCGGCCACTACAACGCGCCATATGTCACCAGTTACCGGGTGGAGTACGACACGAACACCCTTTTCAAACTCCCCGTGCAATCGGTGGACGGCACCGGCCTGCTCGGCTACATCAAGACCTGACCCATGATTACCGCATACCTCTTTGACGACGAAATGATCTCCGCCGGCACTATTCAGGTGGACCCGATGGCGCCCTTCCCTTCGCGCGCCACCATCAAAGCACCGCCCCGGCTGGCCGGGACCCAGGTAGCGCGCTGGCTGGGATCGAGCTGGGAAGTACTGCCCGAGCGGCCGGCGCCGGTAGTGCCCGTTCCGCTGGAGGTGAGCCGCAGCCAGGCGCGCCGCGCGCTGCTGCTGCGCGGCCTGCTCGAAAGGGTACAGCCCACGATCGAGGCCATCCCCGACGCAACCGAGCGCGCCCTGGCGCAAATCGAATGGGACGACGCGCAGGTGTTCAAGAGGCACCACCCGCTGGTGGCCATGATCGGCCAGGCGCTCGACCTGGACGAAGCCGGCCTGGACGACCTGTTCATTTTCGCGGCCACCCTGCCGTAACGACTTACCCGAGGACGCTATGAAATTCCGAACCATCCACACCGCCTACGGCCTGCAACGTTTGGCCCAGGCCGAGGCTACGGGAATCCCCATCAAGCTGACCGCGATGGCCGTAGGCGACGGCGGCGGCAAGGAGATGTACCCCAGCATGGAGATGACCCAGCTGGTGCGAGAGATCGCCGGTACGCGCGGCGCGCCGAACGCCGTGTACCAAGACCCCGACGACCCGACGCGCTACACCACCGAGCTGGTGATCGACGCAGAGCTGGGCGGCTTCCATTCCCGCGAAATCGGGATCTGGGACGACGCCGGCGGCCTGTTCGCGGTGGGCAACCTCCCGGAATCGTACATTCCGCACAAGAGCGAGGGGGCTACCGGCAACGCGATCGTGCGTATGGACTTCATGGTCACGAATGCCGACATTGTCACCATCGAGCTGGCCCCGGTCACGCTAGTCACCCGGGAATGGCTCAGCCAGAACGTCACCCTGGCCAAGCTCCTGCCCGGCGGCATCAAGGGGCAGATCCCCAAGAAGCGCTCCAACGTCGACGGCGACATCGAGTGGGACGACCCCGACGCCTTCGACATCGTGGTGAACACGATCGAGGAACAGCAGACCCTGGCCGCCGGGCAAGTCGACGTCGACCTGGTCGAGACCAGCACGATCGGCCTGGCCGTCTACATCAACGGCGAGCGCCTGCCGAACATGGCCGGCGCGGACGGCTGGCAAGCCCACCCTACCAACGAGTTCCGCGTGGTCCTGGGCAAGTCCTACGCCGCCGGCACCCGCCTGACCGCGGTGCAGAACGAGCCCAGCGGCCAGTTGACCGGCGCGCTGCAGGAGGCCAACAACCTGGCCGACCTGGAGGACAAGGCCAAGGCCCGGGAGAACCTGGGCGTGTACAGCATGGACGAAGCTGACCAGCTGGCCCCTGTAGGCATGATCGCCTACTTCGCCCGCGCGAGCGCTCCGGCTGGATGGCTCAAGGCCAACGGCGCCGAGGTGAGCCGCACCGCCTACGCGAAGCTGCACCAGGTGATCGGGAACACCTACGGCGCCGGGGACGGACTGAACACGTTTGCCCTCCCGGACTTGCGCGGGGAGTTCATCCGGGGCTGGGATGATGGGCGCGGGATCGACCCGGCACGCCAGCTGGGCAGTCCGCAGGCCAGCCAGAACCTTGCGCACGACCACGCCGGCAAGACCGATGTGTCCGGCTCGCACTCGCACAGCTACATCGACACCGACACCGTGGTCAGCTCCGGCTCGCTCGGCTCCGGCAGCTCCTGGCAGATCAACGACCGGGAGTCCCAACGGACCAGCGGCAGCGCGGGAAGCCACTCGCACAACCTGACCGTCAACTCGTCCGGCGGCAACGAGGCGCGCCCGCGCAACGTGGCCCTGCTGGCCTGCATCAAGTACTGAAAGGCCCGACCATGAACGCAACCAAGACCGTCTACCAGTACGACCTGGCCGGCCGCTACCTGGGCGAGACCCTGGCCGACGAGAGCCCGCTCGAGCCCGGCGTGTTCCACCTCCCGGCCCGGACCACCGAGCTGGCCCCACCGCCGCGCGAGTCCTGGCCGGAGAACACCTGGCCGCGCTGGAACGGCGTCGCCTGGGCCATGAACGGGTCCACCAACCCGCTGCTGCAGGCGCCGCAGCCGGATCCGATGGAGAAGCTGGCGCAGTTCCTGCAGGCCAACCCCGATGTGCTGGCAATGATGGAGCGCACCGCCCAGACCTGACCACCGACGATGCCCCCTTTGGCCGGTTCCCAGCGATGGGACCGGCCTTTTTTTATGTGCCCGCAGCGGGCACATCGGCCGCCAGGTGCGTCTCGCGCACGCGCGGAGCAAGATGGCGTGACGATCTTTCATCGACCTGGCCGCAATGGCCACCCTCAATCCTCAACCGGAGAACACATGGCTATCACCGACCGCCACCACGGCGTGCGCGTCATCGAAATCAACGAAGGCTCGCGCCCGCTGCGCTTCATGTCCACCGCCGTGATCGGCGTCGTCTGCACGGCGGCCGACGCGGACGCCACGGCATTCCCCCTCAACACCCCCATCCTGGTCTCGGACGTGCAGGCCGCCCAGGCCAAGGCCGGCACCGCCGGCACCCTGCGCAAGACCCTGAACGCGATCGCGCTGCAGGCCAAGGCCCCCACCGTGGTGGTGCGCGTCGAGGAAGGCGCGACCGCGGCGGAAACCACCTCCAACGTGATCGGCACCACCGACGCCCAAGGCAAGTACACGGGCATCAAGGCGCTGTTGGCGGCGCAATCGGTCCTGGGCGTCAAACCCCGCATCATCGGCGCGCCCTTCCTGGACACCGAACAGGTGGCCACCGCCCTGGTCGCGGCCGCCCAGAAGCTGCGCGCCTTCGCCTACGCCTACGCATCGGGCTGCACCACGAAGGAAGAAGTGGCCACCTACCGCGACAAGTTCGGCGCCCGCGAACTCATGCTGATCTGGCCCGAGTTCATCACCTGGAACACCACCACCAGCAAGGACGAGGCGGTCTCGGCGGTGGCTTTCGCGCTGGGCACCCGCGCCAAGATCGACCAGCTGGTCGGCTGGCACAAGACGCTGTCCAACGTCGAGGTCAACGGACCGACCGGGATCTCGCGCGACGTGTTCTGGGACCTGCAGGACCCGGACACCGACGCCGGCTACCTGAACGGCCACGACGTGACTACCCTGATCCGCGCCAACGGCTTCCGCTTCTGGGGTTCGCGCACCTGCTCGGACGATCCGCTGTTCGCCTTCGAGAACTACACCCGCACCGCGCATGTGCTGGCCGACACCATCGCCGAATCCCAGATGTGGGCCGTGGACAAACCGCTTACCCCGTCGCTGGCCAAGGACATCATCGAGTCGATCAACAACGGCTTCCGCAACCTGGTCAACGCCGGCTACCTGCTGGGCGCGCGCGCCTGGCTGCAGGAGGACGCCAACACCGCCGACACCCTCAAGGCCGGCCAGCTGGTGATCGACTACGACTACACCCCGGTTCCGCCGGCGGAGAACATCACCCTCCGCCAGCGCATCACCGACAAGTACCTGATGGACTTCGCGGCCCAGGTGAACCTGTAAACATTAACAAGGAAATAACATTATGCTCCCGCATAAACTCAAGTTCATGAACCTTTTCAACGACGCCGCCAGCTACATGGGCGAAGTTGCCGAGGTTGTCCCGCCCAAGCTGACCCGCAAAATGGAAGAGTGGCGCGCCGGCGGCATGGCCCGCCCGGTCATGACCGACATGGGCGGCGAGGCGCTGCAGCTGGAATGGACCTGCGGCGGCCTCATGCGCGGCGTCCTGGAACAGTACGGCGTGACCACTCACGATGGAGTGCAGCTGCGCTTCAACGGTTCCTACCGTGCCGATAACAAGCCCGACCCGGTGGCCGTCGAGATCGTCGTGCGCGGCCGTCACAGCGAGATCGACATGGGCACCGCCAAGGTGGGCGACGACACCGAATTCAAGGTTGTCACCCAGGTCAGCTACTACAAGCTGACCATCGACGGCCAGGAAGTGATCGAGATCGACGTGCTGGGCATGATCGAGAAGGTCAACGGCGTCGACCGCCTGCTCAAGGACCGCAAGGCCATCGGCATGGCCTAAGCCAGCCCCGCGGCCGCCGCACCTGGCGGCCGCCCCTCCCTCTCCCCTGACTACGAAAGAACAGCATGACCACCGAGACCATCACCGAGACCATCACCCTGGACACCCCGATCAAGCGCGGCGAGCAGACCATCGATACCGTCACCCTGCGCAAGCCGGCCGCCGGCGAGCTGCGCGGCACCTCCCTGCACGCCCTGGCGATGATGGAGGTGGAAGCCCTGTCCAAGATCATCCCCCGCATTTCCAGCCCGACCCTGACCGCCCACGAGGTGGCCGCCCTGGATCCGGCCGACCTCATGCAGATGGCCGGCGCGGTGGCCGGTTTTTTGACGCCGAAGGCCGTACTTGCCCAGGCGGCCTCCCAGAGCGCGTAGAAGAAGCGATGGCGGACCTGGCCATGGTGTTCGGATGGACGCCGCAGGCCATGGACGCCTTCACCGTCTCCGAGCTGATGGAATGGCGCGAGCGCGCGCGGATCCGATACGAAAAGAAGAAGGAGGAACCCTAAGTGTCCAACGACCTGCGCCTGCGGGTGATGATGAACCTGGTCGAGAACGCCACCCGGCCGCTGCGCGCCATCATGGCCGGCAGCAACCAGGCCGCCGGGTCGCTCAAGGCCACCCGCGACCGCCTCCGCCAGCTCAACGACGCCCAGCGGGAGGTGGGTTCCTTCCGCGACCTGCGCACCGGCATGAGCGCGACGGCCGCGCAGCTGGCCCAGGCGAACGCCCGCGTGGCGACCCTCGCCCAGGGGCTGAACGCCGCCGGGCCGCCGACCTCGGCCATGGTGCGCGAGTTTGAGCAGGCCCGGCAGGCCGCCAATGCGCTGCGCAACGAGCACCGCGCGCAGCACGCCCAGCTGGCCCAGCTGCGCACGCGCCTGGCTGGCGCCGGCATCGACACCCGCAACCTGTCCCAGCACGAGCGCGACCTCCGCGCGAACATCCGGTCGACCACGGCCGAGGTGGAACGGCAGCAGCGCGCGCTGGCCGAGCTGGCCGCGCGCCAGCGGCGCCTGAACGAAGCCCGGGCTCGGATGGAAGCTAGCCAGCGGTCCGCCGGCCGGCTGGCCGGGGCAGGAGCCGCGGCGGCCGCCGGCGGCGCTGCGGCTGGCGCGGCCCTGTCGGTCCCGGTCCGCGAGTTCGCCCGCGCCGAGGACGCGGCCACCGGGCTGGAGGTGGCCATGATGCGCGCCGGCGGCTCGATCTCCCCCGAGTTCGAGAAAATCAACGCCCTGGCCATGAGGCTGGGCGACCGCCTGCCCGGGGCGACGTCCGACTTCCAGGACCTGATGACCATGCTGAACCGCCAGGGCGTCCCGGCCGAGGCGATCCTGAACGGCGTAGGCGAGGCGACCGCCTACCTGGCCGTGCAGCTCAAGAAGGCACCGGCCGAGGCGGCCGAGTTCGCCGCCAAGCTGCAGGACGCGACCCGGACCACTTCCGGCGAAATGCTCAAGCTCATGGACGTGATCCAGCGAACCTACTTCCTGGGCGTGGACGACAGCAACATGCTGGCGGGCTTCGCCAAGCTGTCGCCGGCCATGGACACCATCAAGCAGAAGGGCCTGGAAGGGGCCAAGGTTCTGGCGCCCCTGCTGGTGATGGCCGACCAGGCCGGCCTGCAGGGCGAGGCCGCCGGCAACGCCTTCCGCAAGATCTTCCAGATGTCGCTGAACGCCGAGAAGATCGGCAAGGCCAACAAGGGCCTGAGCAAGGGGCGACAACTGGACTTCACGGACGGCGCCGGGGAGTTCGGCGGCCTGGACAAGCTGTTCAAGGAGCTGGACAAGCTCAAGGACCTGAACACCCAGGACCGCCTGGCTGTGCTCAAGGAGATCTTCGGGGACGACGCGGAAACCCTGCAGGCGGTATCCCTGCTCATGGAGAAGGGCGCGGCGGGCTACGCCGAGGTGCAGGCCAAGATGGCCAACCAGGCGGACCTGCAGCAGCGCGTGAACCGCCAGCTCGGCACCCTCAAGAACCTGTGGGAGGCCGCCAGCGGCACCTTCACCAACGGGCTGGTGGCCCTGGGCGCGTCGATCGCGCCGGAACTCAAGACCCTGGTGGAGTGGATGAGCGGCATGGCCCAGAGCATGGGCGCCTGGGCGCGCGAGAACCCGCGCACCGCCAATGCGCTGATGAAGGTGGTGGCGGCCGTCGCGCTGCTGCTGGCCCTGGGCGGCGCCCTGCTCATCCTTCTGGGCGCCGTACTCGGCCCGCTCGCCGCCTTGAAGTTCAGCCTGGTGACGCTGGGCATCCAGGGGACGATGCTGGCCAGGATTGCGGGCGTCCTGGGGGCAGGCCTGCGCCTGGTCGGCCAGGCCGTGATGTTCCTGGGGCGCGCCCTCCTGATGAACCCCATCGGGCTGGCCATAACCGCAATCGCCCTCTCCGCCTACCTGATCTACAGGTATTGGGAGCCGATCAAGGGCTTCTTCACCGGGGTCTGGGACCACATCAGCACCGTGTTCAACGCCGGCCTGGCATGGTTCAGCCAGCTGCCGGCCCGGTTCTTTGAATTCGGCACCAACTTGGTGAGCGGGCTGGTGAACGGCATCACGTCGCGCATGGGCGCTGTCAAGGAGACCATCGAGAACCTGGGCGGCGGCGCCGTCGCATGGTTCAAGGAGAAGCTGGGGATTCACAGCCCGAGCCGGGTATTCGGGGAGCTGGGCGGGTTCGTCAGCGAAGGCGCGGCGATCGGCATGGAGCGGGAAAGCGGGCGCGTCAGCGCGGCCGCCGCCGGGCTGGCCACCGCCGCCAAGCTCGCCTTCACGCCGGCGGCGGCGGAGCCCTTCACGCTGGCCGGCGGCGCGCGCGGCGCTGCGGCGGCCGCGCCCGGGGCGGCAGGTAGCGGCCCCGTCACGATCAATATTTACGCGCAGCCCGGCATGGACGCCGCTGCGATCGCGCGCGCCGTCAGCGCCGAGCTGGACCGCCGCGAGCGCACCCGGCAGGCCCGCAACGGCTCGCGCCTGACTGACTAGGAAAGGAAAGGAAAACCATGTTGATGGCACTCGGCCAGTTCGTGTTCGGTCTGGACACCCTGGCCTTTCAAGAGCTGCAGCGGCAGACCAAATGGAAGCACGCCAGCGCGTCCCGGGTGGGCGCGCGCGATGCGCGCCAGTTCCTCGGCCCGGGCGAGGACACCGTGACCGTCTCCGGCACGCTGGTCCCGGAGCTGACCGGCAAGCTGGAGTCGCTGACCGACCTGCGCGCGATGGCCGACGCCGGCGCGGCCTATGCGCTGGTCGACGGCGCCGGCACCGTGTACGGCGCATTCCTGATCGAGGGCCTGGACGAGGGGCAGACGCTGCACCATCCAGACGGCACCCCGCGCCGCGTCGACTTCACCCTCAACCTGACCAGGACCGACGACGACCGCGCCGCCCCGAGCCCGCGCCGCGGCGGCTACCTGGGCGACCTGGGCAGCGGCCAGGACTTCGCGGGGTACGCATGAGCGGCGCGCGCGCACCGGACTTCCGCGTCACCCTGGACGGGAAGGACCTGACCAGCAAGATCGAGCCGCGCCTGCAGGCCCTGAACATCACCGAATGCCGGCAGGACGAGGCCGACACCCTGGACCTGACGCTGGACGACCACGACGGCCAGCTGGCCATCCCGAGTCGCGGCGCCGTGCTGGACGTGTCGATCGGCTGGGCCGGGTCCGCCCTGGTCAGCAAGGGGAAATTCACCGTCAACGAGGTCGAGCACAGCGGCACCCCGGACACCATCACCATCCGGGCGCGCAGCGCGTCCATGACGAAGGGCATGGGAGAACGCCAGGAAAAAAGCTGGCATGGCCAGACCCTGGGCGAGATCGTGCGCGTCATTGCCGGCCGGCACGCGCTCAAGCCCGTGGTTGGCGCGCGCCTGGCCGGCACGGCGATCCCGCACATCGACCAGACCAACGAAAGCGACATGAGTTTCCTCACGCGCCTGGCCAAGCGCTTCGACGCGGTCATGACGGTGAAGGACGGCAATCTGCTGTTCCTGCCGATCGGGACCGGCCGCACCGCGAGCGGCCGCGCCCTGCCCGGGCTGACCATCCAGCGCGCCGAGGGAGACCGGCACCGCTACAGCATCACCGAGCGCGAGACCTACTCCGGCGTGCGCGCCTTCTACCACAGCAACAAGGCCGGCGAGAAGAAGGAGGTCACCGTAGGCGGGGAGGACAACAAGAACCTCAAGAAGCTGCCCGAGGTGTACCCGACCCCGGCCGAGGCGCGCGCCGCAGCCGAATCCGAGTTCAAGCGGATCCAGCGCAACCAGGCCACGCTGTCCTACAGCCTGGCGATCGGCCGCGCCGACATCGCGCCGGAAATGCCGGTCACGGTCTCCGGCTTCAAGCCCGAGATTGACAGCACGCCCTGGCTGGTCAAACAGGTCCGCCATTCCATCGCGGACGGAGGGTTCACCACCGAGGTCGAGCTCGAGACCCGAGACGGCCTGCCCGACGCGGCCGCCGGCGACTAATCGCCCCACTTCCACCCCATCGCGTCCAGGTAGTACGCCAGCCGCGCGCCGCTGGCTGCTATCGACATCCACACGCGCATCACGCGCACCGCTTTCCATTTGCTCATTGAGCCTCCTTGCTGAGTTGGTCGAGTTTCCATCGTCCGGCCCGCCAATTCCTCTGGTGGTTTTTCCGCCGGCGCTGCAGCTATTGAAGTGTCACGACGGGCCGATTCGGTATAGCTCGGCCAAGCAGGCGTGGTTGCAACGAAAAATTTTCATTAACCTACTTGCCAAATATTTGGCACTTAGGTTAATATAGAGCCTATGGAAAAACACACCGCCCACTGCAAGCTGCACACCGTCAAGGCCCTGATCGAAGCAGGCCGCGTGACCGCAACCGGCACCGCCACCGCTGGCGCGCGTGCCGTCGGCATCACCACCCTGCAGGGCATGTGCGATGTGGTCCTGAGCCTGACCAACAAGGACTTCTACAAGAGCATGACCACCCACGCCGACCACCGTGTGTGGCAGGACGTCTACCACGGCCGGACGGCCGAAGGGGTCAAGCTCTACGTGAAGCTGACCGTGATTGATGACCTTGTCATCGTTTCTTTCAAGGAGCTGTGAAATGAAGAACTGCCCCAACTGCGGGGCACCGTCCCCGGTGCATGCCACCCGCGACGTGCCCTATGTATACAAGGACCAGTCGACCGTGATTCCCGCTGTGTCTGGCCACTTCTGCGGTACCTGCGGCGAGGTTACGCTGGACCGCGACCACGTGGACCGCTACAGCGCGCTGGTGGGCGCATTTCAACGCCAGGTGAACAGCGAACAGGTGGATCCGGCATTCATCCTGACCGTGCGCCGCCGCCTGAAACTCGACCAGCGCGAGGCGGGCGCGATCTTCGGCGGCGGCGCCAACGCCTTTTCCCGCTACGAGAACGGCAAGGTGCGCCCGCCTGTCTCCCTGGTCAAACTGCTGCGCCTGCTGGACAACCACCCCGAGCTCTTGGACGAGGTCCGCTGATGGCCGCCGCCGACATCGACCTGGTCGAGGTGGCCAGGGCTAGCGGCCTGCGTGGCTACCTGCACGGGGTCAGCGCGACCTGGGCGCGCAAGCTGCTGGCCGGGTTCGTGGCCGAGCTGGAGCGCCGGCGCTGGACCGACGCCGCGCAGCTACCCGACGCCGACGTGACCTTCCAGCTGTACGACCCGGCCGCGAGCGAGCCCGTGTGGCCCGGCTACTACGATGGCGAGCGCTGGAGGTACGTCGACGGCACGTTGGCCACCCCGACCCATTACGCGGACATGCCGCGCGGCCCGCGCCCTACCGAAAACTAAGACAGGAGAACCCATGAATGTCCAACACCTTCGCGCCCTGCTGGCCGGCCTCCCCGATGACCTGCCGATCGGCGTGACCTACCCCGACCATCAAAACGGCCCCAGCTTCGCCTATGAGACGCTGGACGTGCGCAGCGCACGCGTGGCCGAGCCGGCGGAGAAATTCGCGGGAGAGAAGCGCCCGGCCCTTGTCCTGATCGTGCACGGTGGCACATGAGCAGCCAGATCAGTGCGGCACTGGACCAGGAAGAGCGCGAGTACCAAGAGCTTCGCGCGCAGTGGCAGCTGGGCGACTACGTGGGGGCCTGTTCCCGTTGCGGCCGGTCCCGCCTGTGCAAGTGCCCGAACGGAAAGCACCGCTGCGAGAAATGCAACTGGTGCCCCGAGGATGGCGACTTTGCGCCGGATGTGTAACGGGCCTTATGTCTAATAGGGGCCTACACCCCACTGGCCCCCGTTTTACACTTTGCTATAAAGTGTCGAACACTTTGCACTTTTTCGGATTACATAAATATGGATAGTGTCACTATCGACACCGCAAGGCACCTGGTCGCCACCAATGCCGTGACGCGGGCGATCATCGAATGCTTCGACGGCCGGCGCTGGTGCATCGTGCTGCGCGGACGCCAAGAGTTCGTGGTGCGGTCCGCGCGCCAGAACCCGAAGGCTTTCGGCAAGGTCGAGACCGCCCTGGTCGAGATCCAAGGCCTGGGCCTGCGACACGCGGAGATCGACTTCATGAAATGGCATCGAGAGCAATCCATCCTGGAGAGAGCATGAGCTATCACTACGAGATCAACCCGCGCCCGGTCGAGCTGGGCGGCGGCTGGAAGGTCCGCTTGTTGGAAGGGGACGAAGAAATGGGAGGTGGGGTGTTTCCGCCACGGGAAGCGGTCGAGGGCGAGGCGATCAAGTGGTGGAGGGGGCTTAGCGAGTCGGAGCGCGATTGGTGGGCTCAGCACTACGCGCCCCAAGGCGGGGGTATGGACACAGCGGATCTCGCCTACTCCGCTTACCTGCGCGAAGAAGCCTATCAGGAGGCCCAAGATTTCGCCAATGAGTGGCTTGGATTACAACATTAATAATCACACAAAGTAACATCATCTATACATCAACCAAGCATCATCATGATGTCATGATGTATTAGATTGTAGTTTCCCTTGCGAAAATCTCCGCCAAAAAGTACTGTATACACATACAGTACTTTTTTTATTTCCTGAATGCAAAACAGGCCGCCCGGAGGCGGCCTGTCACGTTGGTGGGGTGGTCGAGCTGGGAGGATGGATGGGGATTGTGCGCGTGGATCGCGGTAGCAGCGCCGCAGCTGAGCGCCGCAGCACAGCGGCCGCGTTATCGGACCGACTGCACGGATGCGTGGCAGTAGCCGATGAATTCGACCCGCTCCATTTCGTCGCGCGGCACGATGTCCACGGTGTAGGCCGGGTTGTCGTTCGACAGGCGCAGCGAGCCGTCGAACATGCGTTGCACGCGCTTGAAGCGCACGGTCTCGGAATCCTTGAAGCGCACCAGATACACGCCATCGGCATCGCGCTGGCGGCGATCGACCACCACCATCTGGCCGTCCTGAATGGTCGGGATCATCGTGTCCCCTGCCGCGCGCACCATTACCGTCTCGTCCACGGTCAGACCCTCCTGGTCGAGCCAGAGGCGCGGCACCTTCCACGCGCGGTCCTTGCTGGTCGAGTTGAAGGTGGCCATGTCCAGGACGGGAAGATCGACGTAGCCGGCCACGTCGCCCGCGCCGATGGCCGGCGCGTCGTCGCCCACAGCCGCCCCGTGCGGCAGCTCGACCAGCTCCGGGCCGCCGCCGCGGTTCAGGATGAGCCAATCCAAGCTGATGTTATGGCGCAACGCGATGTCGATGGCTTCCATGATCGGCACCATGCCGCGCGTGCGCCAGCCGGCGGGCGTGCTGCGGCTTTTGCCGAGGTAGTTGGCCAGTTCTTCATCCTTGGCGAACCCCAGCACGGCTTTCATCCTGTCGATTATTTCTTGAACGAGTTCGTTTTTAGATTGCATATAGTATTTTGTGATATTTCGATTCATCGACAAAAAGGCTGTACGGAGCCCGGAGTAGAGCGTAGAATTTTACGTGTTGCAACAAAAATTTACGTTACGTCACGAAAAATTACGTAACGTAATCAATTATCACACAATGTAACGAGTCTGGAATAGGAAATATGACTGAAAGCCGAAAAGATCTCCGTGTCCCGATCCCGCTCTCTCAAGAGGTGTACGACCAGCTGGAGAAGGTCCGCAAGGGCGAGTCCCGCAGCCGTCAAAGCATGGCAGGAATCATCTTTCATCTGGGCATGAGGACCTACCTGAATAGTGAAGGAAACAACAACAAAAGTCAGTAATTACAGGAAGCCGGGGGGCGTCTTTTCATTGTTGACATATTTATTATGAGCCTGCGAATCACCATCAGATGCCCACATTGCGCGACTCGCGCCGTAGCCCGGAGCAGCCAGGAAATGAGCGAGACCATGCGCGAAATTACCTACATGTGCCTGAACCCGCATTGCGGCCACACCTACGTGGCCCGGCTGGAAGTGGCGCGCACGCTGTCGCCATCGGCCATCCCGAAGCGCGGCATCAACATCCCCCTGTCGCCTCACGTACGCGAACGCCTCATGGAACAGCTGCAGCTGGCGATCTGACCGAATCAACAGAATGAACGCTATGTCCACCCATACCATCACGACCCGCGCGCTGCGCTTCCTGCAGGACCACGAAGGCGAACACCTCAGCCGGGACCGCCAGCTGCTGGTCGACCGCTGCATCGAGCACCTGGTCGACAGCGTGGGGATCTCGGCCAGCACGGCCCGCACCGTCACCCTGCAGGCCCTGGGCGAACTCTCCGCGCGTCGCAGCAAGGTCAGCATCGACTGCACCAACACCACCAGCTTCTCCCTGTTCATGAAGGACGAGAGCGGCAAGCAGCTTGTACTGCTGGCCTCCGACCTGCTGGAGCTGGCAAAGCAGGCCCAGCTGACGCCCCTGCAGTAACCGCACCACCCAATAACAAACAGCGCCTTGCCGCTGCGCCCCGCGCCGCGGCCAAGCCCCGCTCACCCTCAAGCATCGAAAACACGACCGAAAGCCCCTAGAGACATGGCCTCGATTGACGAACTGAAACGCACCATTGACCTGCACGAACTTGCCGACCGCCTGGGCCTGCGCCTGGGCGCCGGGCAGGATCCGGGCAAGGGCAAGGCCCTGTACCACTCCCCGCACCACAAGGACAAAAGCCCCTCGCTATCCATCTTCGTGAACGACCGCGAGCATGGGACCGGATGGAAGGACTGGAGCAGCGGCGAAGGCGGGTCATGTATCGACCTGGTGCGCTATGTCCACGGGTGCGACGTGAGCGAGGCCATGAAGATCCTGCACGAAATGTTCAACATCCCGTACAGCACGCCCGACCGGACCAGCCAGCCGCGCGAACCCATGACCCTGGCCGAGACCATCGCCAAGCGTTGCCTGGTCGAGAAGGAACAGGTCCGGGACTACCTGCTGGGCCGCGGCATCAGCGCGGACGCGATCGACGCCGCCCTGCGCGCCAATACCCTGGGCTACAACTCCTGGACCAGCCCGAAGAAGCCCGCCGGCACCCAAGGACACGGCGGCCCCGGCGCCGCCTTTATCGCCTACTTCCCGGGCACCAAGCGCGTGGCCGGCGTGGACGTGCGCTACATCGATCCCCAGCTGAACGGCGGCTACAAGACCCAGAGCCAGGGCGAGAAGGACGGCATCGGCTGGACGGCCGACCCGCGCAAGCTGGAGCGCGCCCAGACCGTGGCGATCGTGGAAAGCGCGATCAATGCCCTGTCGATCGACACGGCTGACAAGCCCGGGTGGGCATCCTTCGCCATGCGCGGGCTGAACAATGCCGATCTGATCGACTGGACGTTTCTGCGCGGCAAGCAGGTCATCATCTGCATGGACAATGACGACCCCTTCCCGGCCGACCACCGCCTAGCCGGCCAGCGGCCTGGCCCGAACACCGCCTGGAAGCTGTACGAGATCCTTACCGCGCTGAACATCAGCGCGCTGATCGTTGACCAGGCCGAGTGGAAGGCGGGCGTCGACTTCGACGGCGACACCATCAACGACGCCAACGACTACCTGCAGGAGCACGGCGCCCAGAAGCTGGCCAAGGCCCTGGACGAGGTTGAAACATGGCTGATCGCCGGGCTACCGGGAGACGACAGCCGCAAGGGCAAGCCCCGCGTCTACCTTCCCTCCCATGACTTCGCCCAATACTGGCGGTACAGGGTCCGGCCGGACTTCTCGACCTATATCGTGAACATGGACAACAAGGACGAGGAAGGCGAGCAGGCGCCGACCTACACCGACCTGTGCGGTTTCCGGGTGGCATCGTTTAGCCGGGTGGCCGTGGCCAGCGCGTCGTCGACCATGACCGGCGACCCGGACCACTCCCCCACCGTCTACTTCGCCGTGACCGTCCAGACGCCGCGCCACCGCGCCCAGCTGGTGCGCGAGGTCATGGGAGACAAGCAGGTCCACAACCTGGCGCAATGGAGCCAGTTCGGCCCGATCTTCGAGCCCAAGCGCTTCTCCCGCATGGTGACGATCCTGGAGCGCTCGGCCCACCTGGGCGCGCGCACGGCTGCCAACTTCGTCGGCCTGGCGTGGCGGGACGGCCGCCTGGCGGTCAACGAGGGACCCGACTGCTACTTCACCGAGCCGGAGAAGCAATGCCCCTACTACAATCTCACCTTCCCCTCCGGCCAGGCCCAGGACGCCGCCACCGTGGTCCGGGCCTATCAGAGCACCTTTCACCGCAACGCCGCCGCGATCCCCCTGGTCTGGGCGCTGGGCGGGCACCTCAAGGTCCTGCTGGGCTTCTGGCCGCACATCACCGTCCAGGCCGACAAGGGCGCCGGCAAATCCACGCTCATCAAGAGGCTTGAGCGCTCCCTCGGCTTCACCATGTTTTCGGGCCAGAGCCTCGAGACCGAATTCCGCCTGCTGACCAGCATCAGCCACACCAGCCACCCCGTAGGCTGGGAAGAACTCAGCGCGCGCCGCCAGGACGTTATCGACAAGGCGATCGGGCTGCTGCAGGAGAGCTACCAATACACCGTGACCAAGCGCGGCACCGCCATGACCCAATTCCTGCTGTCGGCACCCGTCATGCTCGCCGGCGAGGACACCCCGGTGCGCAGCCTGCTGGGCAAGATCGTCCGCACGGACCTGACCGGCAAGCGGGGCCCGCTGATGCCGGCGGATCTGCCCCGCTTCCCGGTTCGCCAGTGGCTGCAGTACCTGGCCGAGCTGAACCGCACCGAAGTGCTGGCCAACTACGAAAGCCTGCGCGACTACTGCCTGCGCAACAGCCGGGCCAGCGAGACCGACGACGGCGCCAAGCGCATGGCCGGCAACTACGCGGCGCTCCTGCTGGCATGGCGTTACCTGGCCGACTTCGCCGGCATCGACCCGAGCGAGGGCGACTTCCGCAAGGACCTGGTGGCCGAAATGAACGCCCACATTTCCGAATCCGACTCCGAACGCCAGCCATGGGTGTGGATCATGGAAACCCTGCTGTCCGAGATCGACCGCGGCACCTTCAAGCACCCCCACAGGTTCGACAAGGTGGATGGCGTGGAATGCCTGCTGGTGCGCACGTCGCACGTCATGGAGCACCTGGCCACCTCGATCCATCTGCGCGACAAGTGGAACGGCTCCCCGGTCAAGTCCTCGACAGTGTTTAAAAAGCAACTGCGCACCGCCGGCGTCATCGAGGGCGAGAAGGAAGTCGAGCGGACCATCCAGGGCGCGCGCGTGAACGCCCTGACCCCGCTGTCCCTCAAGGCCCTGGAAGGCTACGGCCTGCATGTCGCGGTCAGGATGAACAACGCCCCGAACGCCGAATAGGAGAGCCCATGTCCACGAACTGCATCAGCTGCCGCCGCTTCACGGTCAAGGACCGTATCACGCACGAGCGAAGCGACAAGGCCATGCGGGCCCAGGGCATGGGGCGTTGCCAGGGCGATCCGAACCCGGCCCGCTACTACCCCGCCGAGGGCGTCCGCGAATGCAACAACCATGCGCTGCTCGAGCCCGACCTGGTCGAACAGCGCCGCGCCTACCTGGCGAAACGGATGCACCCGACCGACATCAACACTTAACTGGAGATCACATGCTTGAATTGACCAATGTAACCGCCATCATCGGCAAGATCGTCCTGGTGGCCGGTGGTTTCGGTATCGCCGCCCTCCTCCTGTTCTTGGCCGCGAACGAGGCGCGAAAATGGGCGTGGGCGCTCTGGGACCAGCTGACCTTAATCTACCAGCTGCGAGCGCTGAACTACTGGCTTGGCGAGATGGCGAAGCACGGAGCCGACGTGCTTAAACAAGAGCACGACCGCAGGCTGGCCGAGAAGCAATTCGCAGAAGCGCGCAGCAGGCTGGTGCAACCACACGATCCCGGCCCCGGGAGCCAATAAAAAAGGGCCACCGTACTGGTGGCCCTTGTCCTTTCGCGTGACACGTCACGCTGGCGTTACTTCTTCTTTTCCTCATCGATCATCCGCTTCATGGCCAGGCCGGTGGCGGCCGCGCGGCTCAAGCCCATCCTGGCCGCGACCTGGTCGAACTCCGCCAGGATGGCTGGATCCAGGGTCATCGTGACCGGCGCCTTGCGCTTGCGCAGCGCGAGCGGCACGCCGGGGTCAGCCTGGGCAGCAGACGCCTGACCAGCTGCATCGGACGCCGCAGCATCCGGGGCACCGCGGATAAAACGGGCTGCTGCCTCATCCGACATTTCCGACCGGACCGGCTTCGTGGGGATCTTGCGCTCCATATGTATTCCTTGTGTAGTGTTGATGTACTCAATGCATTATCCTAATGCATTGTTGATGCAATTCTGATGTAGTTAATCCTTGGGAAGGTTCAGGAGATACTGGACCAGCTGAGAGACCTCGAGGCGGGCCTTCTCGTCCGCCGGCTTGTATTCACTGACGTTCAGCCCGAGCGCACTGGCACGGTCGATCGCCTTCCGATTGCCCAGACGGACAGGTGCGACCTTGAACCCATAGGCCTCGATGTCAGCGATGGACGTGGCGTTGTCCGATCCTGGTCCATCGTGCGGATCCGCCATGTTCAGAAACGGAACGACCTGGATGGTCCGTTCCTCTTGCGCATGCCTGACCAGCTCCATCATCTGTTCGTATGCCCAGAGATCGTAGGCCCGCGGGGCGAAGGGCACAACAAGGACCTCCGTGACCGTCAACGCGGCGCGCAAAGCGCCCGAGTCGCGCGCGCCGACATCGATTACCGTGTGTTTGAAGCTCGACGCCTGCAGCCGGACCTGGGCCCTCAGCGTATCCCCGTTGGACAGCTCTGTGGCCGGGATGCCGGGGTAGCCGTTGTTAAGTCGATTCGTCAGCGACAACAGGGCCGAGGTCTGCTTCTTGTCGCCATCAACCACCCACGGATCCTCTCCAAGCAGAGAAAAGCCCGTCGAGATCTGGACGGTGGTGGTGGACTTGCCGACGCCGCCCTTCGTATTAGCTACAGTAAAAATCGTCATGTCTCTACCTTATGTTGATGTGAGGTTGATTGTATCTATACGTCATCTATACATCAAGTCTGCATTACAGGCTTGGGTTGTCACCACGGGCGAACGCCTCCAGGGTTCCGAGCACAGCGCGGTAGGCGTCCAGCACTTCGGCCACCGCCTGGCGGACATGCACGACCTCGCCGGCCTGCTCACCGTTGCGCATCCGGGCCGCGATCGCCTTGGCCTGCAGCCAGTTGAAACTGCGCGCCAGGTGCGGCCGGCACGGCCGTGCGTTGAATACGTCGCCGCTGGGCGCCACGTCGAACGTCAGGTAGACATTGCCGCAGCGGATGACGTAGCCACCCACCAGGTCCATGTTGTCCAGCGTCTGCGCCGCCTTCTCGTAGTCGGCGATCGCGTCCTTCGTCTCTTGCATCAGGTCTTTCATTCGTGCGGTCCTTTCAAGGTATGCCCGGTGGCCGGGCGAGAATGGGCGATGCACAAACACAGGTGTTTATACATCATGTATACATCAACTTGATGTGCGATGTGCGGCAACAATACATTACTTCGATGTATATTGCAAGTTGATGTAATCATGATGTGAATGCGCGGTATTGGGATCCGGCGCCCTCTGCTGGGCTTGGCCAGCCCGGCGTCGACCATCCCACCGGACCGCAGACGTTTTTGGCTGTAGCAGACACACACAGCACGAAAAACCCGTGGAATGCGGTACACTTCCGCTCTAACTCGTTGATTCTTATGGGAATGCCGTCCACGGACAGGCCTCGCAATTCCACGAAGTGACGACGTTTTTCCACGAACTTGGGTTCGGGATCCGCCGCGCCGCCCTGCGCACGTCCCTTCTTCTTCTTCTTTAAATTATTGAAAAGAAAGAAAAAAGAAGGGCGGAGAGACATAAAAGCCCGGGCGCGCGCATCCATGAGGTTGGACTCGTTTTCCATCACTTTTGCTGCCTGCCCATTTTTTCATCCACGAACTTTCCCCGGTGGAAGCCGTGTTTTCGTGGATTCCATGGAAAGCGAATATGTGGAAAATCAACGGGTTACAGCTAGAAATAGGTCGATCCACCAATCCACGACGTTTTGCCTGTGTGCCCTTGATCAGGCCCCCTGATTTCCAAGTCGGTCAAGACGTGCCAAAACACCACGCCGCTCGCATCATTCCGCATCAGGACCATTCGCCCAGGATCCCGGCAAGGCCCAGATGCACAGGCCGAAGAACCCGTAGCGGCCTGTGCATCAGAACCGCGCCCTCGACATGGACCGGAGGCGCGGAGGGGCCCTCCGAAGTCCGGGGGGCTGGTGGCGGTGAAAACGCATTTGGAGGCCCTACGGGACGCTGAGGGCAAAAGAGCGGCAAACCCTGAGCGCGCAGCAGATCGGCGCTCCTGATGCGTCCTGCGCGGCCTGAGAAGGCGTCGGCGGGGGGTACGGGGAAATCGGGCAAGGTCTAGCAGAAGGTCGGCCAGGCTGCCGAGCGCTGCCCGGGTGAAACAGGCGCCGGCGGCGACGTGGCCAGCTGCACCAGGTGCTGCTCGAGCTAACTGGACGCCTTGGCGCGCGGGCGTCCCCGCTTGCTTGCGCACCGATTCCGTGCCGGAATCGGCACGCCGGGTTGACGGGGGTTCCCCCCTTTAAATCAAAACCCGGAACCCCGACCAGCCGCGGCCGCTGACCGGAACCATTCCTTGGCCGCTCGGGGTTAGCAGAAGGTGAGTCGAGGTGGCGAGCGGCCGCCGCGTCCCGAGAGGGCGCGGGGTTTCGGCCGGCGTCAACGGAGCGGCAGGCGCCCGAAGCCCTGGGCGCGTAGCGGCCAGGGTGAGCGGGTAGGGCCGGTCCGGTAGGACTTGGACGCGCCTGAGCGCGGACAACCCGTAGCCCCGCGAAGGTCTGCCGCGCCGTCCAACGGCCGTCGCATATCGGGGTTGAGTTTACAAGGTCGGGCGTAGCCCGGCCGTACCTTGTGCGCCCGCCGTGAGGCGGGGGCAGTCACTTCCCATTCACAGCCAAGAGCACCAGACAGGTGCGCAACAACCTAATAGGGCAAATAGCTGTGGATAAGTCGCGGCGGGCCTTATTTCTCTAAGGTTACCTTGAAAAAACGATCACGCACGGTGGTGCGCAGTATTACGCACGGTGGTGCGTAGTGCTGCGAATCGTGGTGCGCAGAACTGCGAAAAAAAGAGGCGGCGAATCGTGCGCTGCGCGGTGCGTACCGCTACGCGCGGCGGTGCGTAGGGCTACGCAAAGTGGGAGTATTCAGTACCTGCCAAGTGCGGCAAAGTACCTTGTCATTGCGCGATCTATGCACTACCATGCGTAACCATAGCATTTTTGAGGTGCAAGCATGGCAGAGAATATTACCCTCCCGCAAGAGGACGACCGCGGGAACAAGACCCAGGGCTGGCTGCAGTCGGACAAGGCGGCTCACCAGGCGATGTGGAAGCTCGGGATCCAGCATCCCATGGCCCTGTCAGTGCTGCATTTCATGGTCTCCAAGCTCTCCAGAGGGACCAACGGCGTGGTGATGAGCGCCGCGGCGATCGCCAAGCAGATGGGTATTTCGCAGCGGACGGTACAGAACACCATCGTGGTCCTGCGCGATTGCAAGTTCGTCCAGGTGCTCAAGTCGGGCAACGCCAACGTCTACATCATCAATTCTCGGGTGGCATGGCAGGGCGAGCGCGGCGCCCGCTTCGCCTCGTTTAACGCCCAGATCCTGGTGGACGAATCGGAGCAGGCCCAGCCAGTGGACGAGCTGATTCGCCAGGGCGAGGAAATGCTGGCCGTTCCGCTGATGCACTTCAACGAAGAAATCCAGCTGGACGCCATCGACCCGCCGGCGGCGCCGACGACACCCGAGCAGGGCTCCTTGCTCTGATCTGCGGCCCTACTGCTGGTCCAGCGTGTAGGGCTCAAAGCTCACCACTTCCTCCCCCATCCACTCGTTCAGCTGCAGGAAACGGTCCTGCAGCGGCTTGATCTCGTTGCGCCCGAACACCTTGGCCGCAATGGCCGGGTCACTGAACCCGCCCGTGTTCTGGGGCACCACGCCCAGCAGCTGCGGCGGGATCCGGTGGGCGGCAAGCATGTCGTCCCGGCTGACGTTCTTGATGTTGAAGAATTCGTCCTTCGCGGTCACCTCCGATACCGGAATGAGCTGGATGCCGTCCTTCTTCCCACCTGGTGCGTACATGAACAGGTTGCGGAAATTCCCCGGCCCCTTGCTCTGCTTGAGCGCGGTGCGGATTGCGTTGACGTCCCCCTCCTGCTGGGCAGCATCGGTCATGTACAGGATGAAACCGGCGTGGCTCCCGTTCTCGTAGTAGCGGCGCCGGAACAGCGTGGCCGACTCGTTCAGCCAGGCCGAGTGGAGCGCGCCCAGGTATTCCGGCAAGCCGTAGACCTCCTGGTTGATGTCCGGCGTCATCATGTGGAACACCGATCCGCGCTTGAACTCGTGGGGGTCGGCGTTGCCCGCCAGGGCGAAGAATTGCCCGGGCTCGATGCCGCGGCGGGTGTACTTGGCCAGCGTGGCCGCCAGCTTGAGCGGGCGCCCCAGGGGGTTGTCGCGCCGCTCCAGGTAGCCGTTCCCGAAGGTCAGGTAGTCCAGGGCAAGGCGCCCGAAGTCGGCGCGCGACAGCAGCTTGTTAGGCTTGAGGGTGGATGCCAGGACGTTGGCCTTGAAGTACAGCGCCGAGCTGTGGTGCGTGCCGGCGCGGAACGACTTGGCCAGGCCGGTGAAGCTGACCGGCGGTTCGTACCATCGCCCGTTGGAAACGCACTCCAGATAGCTGAGAATGTCGGCCCGATCGAGGACCGGAACCGGATCTCCGAAGGTGAAGGCCTCGATGCCCTGCGCGGGCGCGGCCGGTGCGGCGGTAGGTGCAGCAGCTGCCGCGCGGTGATGTCGTTTCTTCATGAGAACTCCAGAATTGAGGTGTTGGTGGCGGTCCCGCCCTCGAGCGGCTCATTGCCCAGGGCGTGCATGCAAGCCCAGGCCAGGTCGGCGTGCCCGGTCTCCTGGCTGTAGCCGGCGGTGAACGTGACTTGCCGGCCGCTGGCGGTCATGGTCTTGCGGATCGCCATGAACGATTGCGGCAGGTCGGTCCAGCCGGCGTCCCACTCCAGGCGTCCGTTGCCGATGACAGAAAGGGCCTTGAGGACGAGGCGGCTTTTCACTTCCGGCGAGTAGTGCAGCGGCACCACCGCCGGGTAGAACTTCTTGACCAGTTCGTAGACGCCGGCGCCGATGCCGGTGGTATCGATCGCCATGTAGGTCACGTTGTACTGGTCGCACAGGTCCTTGATGTGCTTGGCCTGCGCCTCAAAGTCCAAGCCCTTCCACTGGTGGCGGGCCAGCACCCGGAACTTGCCGCCCGGGACGCGCGGCGGCGCCAGGATGACGCACCCGGCGGAGTCGCCCGAGCGGGCCGGGTCGTAACCGATCCATACCGGGTTGTGGCCGAACGGCCGCATGGCGAAGAACTTGACGTCGTCCCAGGCCTCCCAGGTATCGACACCGCAGCTCTGCAGGTCGCTGAACTTGAAGATGCTGGCCGTGTCGTCGATGAACTGGCACATCAGCAGGTTGGCGTAGCTTTCCGCGCTGTATTCCAGGCGCAGCTCGTCCAGGTCGAACAGGTTGCAGCCGGATTCAAACGCGTCCTCGACGGTCACGATCTGACGCCACTGGCGGTCCTCACAGAGGCGGCCCCGCGCCAGTGCCTTGTGGGTCACGTCCAGGTGGATCTGTTCGGCCTTGGCGCGCCCAGCGTTGAAGTGCTTGCCGTTCCAGAACGGATAGGCGCTGTGGCTCATGCTGGACGGCGTGGAGAAGTAGGTCTTGCGCCACTTCTTGTGCATGGCCATGCCAGACGCCACCTTGTTCAGCTCCGGGAACTTCGGCACCCAGAAGTACTCATCGAAATAGAAGTTACCGTGGTAGCTCTGCGCGGTGCGCGCGTTCGTGCCCAGGAAGTACAGGTGGGCGCCATTCGGCAACACGATCGGGTCGCCCTGCAGCTCGATGTCGCAGACCTCCCGGGCGAACTGGATGATGTATTGCTTGAACACATGGGCCTGGGCCTTGCTGGCCGACAGGAAAATCTGATTGCGGCCGGTCTCCAGGGCGTCCAGCAGCGCTTCGCGCCCGAAGTACCAGGTGGCCCCGATCTGGCGCGACTTGAGGATGTTGCGCGTGCGCTGCTCCCCTTGGCGGAACCACACTTTCTGGTAATCGAACAAGGAATCGAGGAAAGCCTCCCGGATCTTCTCGATCTGTTCTTCGCTGAATTCGTTGCGCGCGCCCTTCTTGCGCGGCTTGGCGTCCTTGCGCTCCAGATTCGGGTTGAGGTCGCTTTCCTTCCCGGTCTCCTGGTACTTCTTCACACGCTCCGACTGGCCCATCTGGCGCATCAGGAGGTCGATCTCCTTGAAGTCCTTGCCGTCCTTGTTGTCCTTGTTGACGAGGGCCACCAGGCGCGCCTCGATGCACGATTCGATGCGATCGAGCGGCGCGGCCTTGTCCCAGCCGTCGCGCTGCTTCCATGACTCGACGGTCGCCCGCTTGATGCCAAGGTGGCGCGCCACGGACGAGATCCGCCAGCCCTGCCAGTACAGGGCGCGGGCGGCGCGGCGCGGGTCGAAATCGGCTTGTTCGGTGGTGGTGTTGTCGAGCATGGACGAAGCGTAGGGCCACGCGCGCGCGAGGGCATCAAGTGGCTGATGTGCCCGCAGCCGGCACATCGCCCGCCGATTGAGCGCACAGGCTCAACAGGACAACATGGCCATGGTCAACACCATTAACCCTGTTGGAGAAAACATGATCCGAAATCGCCACATCTCGATGGCCCTGGCCGCCGCCGGGCTCCTGGCCATGCCCCTGGCCGCCCAGGCTGCCACCACCCTGGCCATGCCGTTCGACGGCTTCGGCGCTGGCGCAGCCGCCGGGCTGGGCCTGCTGGGCATGACCGCCGCAGCCGGCGGCAACCACGCCGAGAAATCCAAGTTCTTCCGCATCGCCAAGGAAGGCGCCACCACGGACGGCCGCACCATCGAGCGCGAGTGGCTGGAACAGATGGCCGCGAACTACGACCCGATCCAGGTGTACGGCGCCCGCCTCAACCTGGAGCACATTCGCGGCTTTGTCCCGGAAGGGCCGTTCAAGGCCTACGGCGACGTGCTGGCCCTGGAAACCCGTGACGAGCCGGACGGCAAGCTGGGCCTGTATGCCCAGATCAAGCCGACCGCCGACCTGGTGGCCCTGGTCAAGGCGGGCCAAAAGATCTACACCTCGTGCGAGATCAATCCGAGCTTTGCTGACACTGGCGAGGCCTACCTGGTCGGCCTGGCCGTCACCGACAACCCGGCCAGCCTGGGCACGGAGATGCTGGCCTTCTCGGCCAACAACCCGACCGCCAACCCGCTGGCCAAGAAGAAGCAGGACCCGGCCAACCTGTTCACCGCATCCGACGAGCAGCTGGTCCTGGACATGGAACCCAAGAGCACGGCCGGCGTGCTGCTGTCGCGCGTCAAGGCCCTGCTGAGCCGTACCACCCAGGAGCAGGGCAAGGCCGCCGACGAGCGCTTCGCCGACGTGCACGCGGCCGTGGAAGAAATCGCCACCCATACCCAGGAATCCCTGGCCGCCCTGCAAGCCAAGTACAAGGGCCTGCAGGACCAGGTGGCCACCCTCACGGCCAAGCTGTCGGTTACCTCGGACGGCACCCCGCAGCGGCCGCTGGCCACTGGCGGCAAAAACGAAGTCGTCACCGACTGCTAACAATCAATCACGCTTACCGGAGATACCATGCGTAACGATACCCGTCTCAAATACACCGCCTACGCGGCTGCCGTTGCCGAGCTGAGCGGCGTGGCCAGCGCCGCCGAGAAGTTCGCGGTGGCCCCGTCGGTCCAGCAGAAGCTGGAAAACCGCATCCAGCTGTCGAGCGACTTCCTGTCGCGCATCAACGTGATCGGCGTCCCCGAACAGCAGGGCGAGAAGCTGGGCCTGGGCACCACTGGCACCATCGCCAGCACGACCGATACCACCGCCAAGGACCGTGTCCCGACCGACCCGACCGACCTGACCGGCAACCAGTACCATTGCCAGCAGATCAACTTCGACACCGCGCTGCGCTACGCCAAGCTGGACTCCTGGGCGAAATTCCCGGACTTCCAGCCCCGGATTCGTGACGCCATCGTCAAGCAGCAGGCGCGCGACCGCATCATGATCGGCTTCAACGGCCTCGACCGCGCCGCCACCTCGAACCGCGCCGCCAATCCGAAGCTGCAGGACGTGGGCAAGGGCTGGCTGCAGAAGTACCGCGAGGAAGCGCCCCAGCGCGTCATGAACAAGGGCGCTAACGTGGGCGAGATCCGCGTCGGCACCGCCGCCGGCGCCGACTACAAGAACCTGGACGCCCTGGTGATGGACGGCGTCAACAACCTGGTGGACGAGGTCTATGCGGACGACCCGGAGCTGGTCGTGATCTGCGGCCGCAGCCTCCTGGCCGACAAGTACTTCCCGCTGGTGAACAAGGACCAGGACAACAGCGAGAAGCTGGCCGCCGACATGGTCATCAGCCAGAAGCGCATCGGCGGCCTGCAGGCCGTCCAGGTCCCGTTCTTCCCGGCCAACGCTCTGCTGATTACGCGCCTGGACAACCTGTCGATCTACTACCAGGACGGCGGGCGCCGTCGCGCCATGATCGACAACCCGAAGCGCGACCAGGTCGAAAACTACGAGTCGAGCAACGACGACTACGTGGTCGAGGATTACCGCGCCGGCTGCCTGATCGAAAACATCAAGACCGAGTGGGCCTGATGAAAACGCCAGCCCAACGCCATTTTGAAGAAGTGAGCGCGCAGCTGGCGGCCGCCGCGGCGGCGGCGGACGGTGGCCACAGCATGGCCGGATCCAGCGCCTACGAGCTGATGCTGGCCAAGCTGCACACCGACCGCCGCCGCCTCAAGTCCATCCAGTCGGTGGAACGCAAGGTCGACGTCAAGCGCGAGGTCCTGCCGGACTACGCCGAATACGTCAACGGCGTGCTGGCCGGCGGCCGCGGCGTCCAGGACGAGGTGCTGGTCACCGTCATGGTCTGGCGGATCGACGCGGGCGACTTCCCGGGCGCGCTGGCGATCGCGGCCTACTGCCTGGAACACGGCTTGAAGATGCCGGACCAGTACGACCGCACCCTGGCCACCGTGCTGGCCGAGGAAGTGGCGGACCGCGCCCTGGACGCGCTCAAGGTCGACCAGGTGTTCGATCCCCAGCTGCTGCTGGAGGTGGCCAAGCTGACCGACCAGCACGACATGCACGACCAGGTACGCGCCAAGCTGTACAAGGCGATCGGCTACGCGCTGCAGAACGACCCGGCGACGGCCCTGCCGTACCTCGAGCGCGCGCTGCAGCTGTTCGATCGCATTGGCGTGAAAAAGGACATTGCCCGGCTGCAGCAGCAGCTGGACGGTGGCGAGAAGGATCCCGCCACCCCGTAACGAGCCCCCCCGGCCGGGCGGCGCCGACTGACCGAGACAAGGGCTTGCCCTGCGTCGTACGTCAGTCGGCCCACCGCCCACTTTCCCGAGATACCCATGATCTTCACCGCCACCGAACCGAGCAGCGCCCCGCCCCCGGAGACCACCACGGTGGTCAACGACGGCTTCTTCCCCAACATCGACCTGCAGCGCTTGCGCGGCGAGGTCCGCCTGGACGGCACCGTGACGCCGGAGCGTCTGCGCAGCGCCGTGGTGGAGGCTGTCGTTAGCATCAACGCCGAGCTGGCCGAGTGGAAGGCGCGCCAGCAGCTCGCCGGCGTGATCCTGCTGGAGCAGATGGAACCGAAGATCGACGGCGAGGCGGTGCAGCTGCGCCTCTACCTCACGGCCGTCTATCGGTCCGTGAAAGCCGACCTTAACGAGAAGTACCGCAACTACGACGCCACGAAATCGGGCGTCGATGAAGCCGACAAGCTGCTGCAGATGGCCGAGGACGAGCGCCGCGCCGCCAGGTGGGCGATCCGCGACCTGCTGGGCCTGCCGCGCACGACCGTGGAGCTGATCTGATGCGCGTCACCTCCCAGCAGGGCGACACCGTGGACGCGCTGTGCTACCGGCATTACGGCCGCACCCAGGGGGTGGTGGAAGCCGTGCTCGAGCACAACCCCGGCCTGGCCGATTACGGCCCGGTTCTGCCCCACGGCCTGGTGGTGAACCTGCCCGAAGCCCCAACCCAACAAACCACCACCACGCCGCTGAGGCTGTGGGACTAGAAAGGAGCCCATCGTGGCAGAACCAATCCCCTCGACCGTCGCCGTCGCCACCGCCGGCATCGGGCTGGCCAGCCTGTTCCCGGGCGTGGACGGCAATGCCCTGATCGGCGCCTTCGCCGGGGCCACCCTGCTGGTGGTCAGCAGCAAGGACCTGACGCTGGGCAAGCGCGCGGCATACCTGGTGATCTCCCTGATAGCCGGCTACCAGGGCGCCCAGGACATCGTGAACTGGACGCCGATCCGCTCCACGGGCGTGGCGGCCTTCTTCGGCGCCGCATGCGCCATCGTGATCGCGCTGCAGCTGATCGAGCGCTTGAAATCGTTCGACCTGCTGGATTTGCTGAAGAAGAAAGGAGGTTGACGTGGTGACCAACCCTTCCGCCGTGATCGCCCTGGCCGCGTACATGGTGGCGATCGCCGCCCTGCTGCTGTACCGCCGCGACGGCGCGCGGCACCGCCGCCACGTCTCCTGGCTGGCATGGCTGCTGCTGGTCGTCCTGGGCGGATCCGCGATCGACCAGCTGCTGCACGCCACGAAAGTGGGCATCTTCGACGCCGGCCGCGCCGCGCTGCTGGCCCTGTTCATCGTTCGCACGCGCGGGAACGTCGCGCGGCTTCTCTGGAGTGAAAAATGAAGGCATTACGACATGGCGACCGCGGCGACGATGTCGGCCTGCTGCAGCAGCGCCTGCAGCGCGCCGGTTATGCGGTGGTCCAGACCAACGTGTACGACGACGCGACCGAGCGGGCCGTGATGGCCCTGCAGGTGGCCAAGAACCTGGTAGTGGACGGCATCTATGGCCCCAAGTCCTTCATGGCCTTGGTGGGCGCGCCCCAGGCGCGGCACCTCTCCGACCTCGATCTCGCGCGTGCGGCCGAGCGCCTGGGCGTGCCGCTGGCCACCGTCCGCGCCGTCAACGAGGTCGAGTCCCGGGGCGAGGGCTTCTTGCCCGACGGCCGCCCGGTCATCCTGTTTGAGCGGCACCAGTTCTACAAGCAGCTGCAGAAGCACGGCATCGATCCGGCGCCGATCGCCGCCAAGTTCCCGAACATCTGCAACCCCGAGTACGGCGGCTACCGCGGCGGCGAGGCCGAGTACCAGCGGCTGGACCAGGCCAGGAAGATCCACCTGGAGGCGGCCTACGAGTCGGCCAGCTGGGGATCGTTCCAGGTGATGGGCTACCACGCGGAGGCCCTGGGCTATCCCGGGGTGGTCGATTTTGTGCGCTGCATGTACGAGAACGAGGCCGCGCACCTGGAGGCCTTCGTGCGCTACGTGATCCACTTCGGACTCGCGGCCCCGCTCAAGGCCCGCAAATGGGCGAAGTTTGCCGAGGGCTACAACGGCCCGGCCTACGCACGCAACCTGTACGACACCAAGCTGGCGCGCGCCTACGACAAGTACAGCGCGCTGGAAAAGGTGGCGGCGTGAGCGCGCTGGGCGCGCGCCTGGCGGGGATCCTGGGCCTGCTGGCGGTGGTCGGGCTGGCCTACCTGTACGTGGACGGCCTGCGCGCGCGCCTGGCCAAGGCGGAGGGCGAAGCCGGCGCGGCCCAGACGGCGCTGAGCGAGTCGGCCCAGACCATCACCCGGCTCAAGGGCCTGATGCAAGAGCGGGAAGTGGCCGCGGCGAAGCTGGAAGGCGAGCGCAACGCCATCAGGGATGAGCTGTCGAAACGTGAAATGTTGATGAGGAAATTGCAAGATGAGAATGCTGAAATACGCGCCTGGGCTGCTGCTGCTGTCCCTGGGCCTGTTGTCCGGCTGCGCGAACATGGCCCCATCACCGGCGCCGCGGCTTACCGTCAATTCATGTCAGAAAGTTCAGCCTTGCCGGCTACCCGCGATCCGGGCCCGGACTAATGGGGAGCTGAGCGCGGCCCTGGACATCACGGAGGCGGCCTGGGCGGAGTGCGCCGCCGTGGTCGACCTGATCGTGGAATGCCAGGCGCGGGAAGGTCGCCATGAATAAGCCGGCGTCGCTGCGGGAAGCGGTCCAGAAGGCCGCGCCGGCGCTTGAGAACGACCCGGGCAAGCTGCTGGTGTTCGTGGACAAGGGCCAGGTGGTCTCTCATGGCCCCGGATCCCTGTCCTTTGAATACCGGTACACGCTCAACCTGGTGATGACGGACATGAGCGGCACCGCGGACCCCATCATTGCGGCGGTTCTGGGGTGGGCCCAGGTGAACCAGCCGGAGCTGCTGGCCGTGGGCGAGAAGCGCAATGTCATCCAGTTCGAAGTGGACCACCTCAACCACAACACCTACGACCTGTCGATCGAGCTGCCCTTGACCGAGGGGGTCAGGGTGACGAAGGACGCCGGCGGCGCGCTGGCGTTCCAGCACGTGGCCGAGCAGGCGCCGGACTGGATGCGCTGACATGGACGACCTGGAAGCGCTGGCGAGCTGGGCCGGGCCGCTCCTGGCCAGACTGGATCCGCCCGCGCAGCGGGCTGCAGCCATGGACATAGCCCGTGCGCTGCGCCGGAGCCAGCAGCAGCGCATTGCCGCCCAGCGGGCGCCAGATGGTAGTGCTTTTGAGCCGCGCAAGCCGAGAGAGGCGCGCGGTGGACGACTGAGGGAGAAGGCCGGACGCATCAAGCGCCGCGCCATGTTCGCCAAGCTACGAACCGCCAAGCACTTGAAGATCGAGACAGACGCCGAAGGCTTCTCGATCGGGTGGGCTGGCCGGGTGGCGCGCATCGCGCGCGTCCACCAGGAGGGGCAGGAGTCCCAGGTCGACGGCCGGACCAGGTATCGCTACCCGGTCCGCCAGCTGCTCGGCCTGAGCCAGGCCGACCGGGATATGATCCGCGACATGCTGATCGAGCGACTGGCCCCCTGAGTGTGAGAGGTCAGGCGGCCCACTCTTGCTGGAGCGGAGTGCTGTCCAGGCGCTGAGTAGCCACCTGGTGGTAGTGGCTGTCCAGTTCGCTGCCGACCCACTCCAACCCGGCTTCCTTCGCGGCCACCAGGAAGGTTCCGCAGCCGGCGAAAAGGTCCGCGACGACGCCCCCGGGTGGGGCCAGGCGCACAATCTGCCGCGCGATCTCGATTGGCTTTTCGGTCATGTGCTGCTTGTGATAGGTCAGCTTGGCCGGGAATACCCCAGGAAGATAAACCTCACGCTGGGGAAGCAGCCCCTTGCTGGCCCATACGATGAACTCCGCTTGCTGTCCGAAACCGTTGCGGCGCGGGCGAAATTTTCCGGGCGTCTTGTCCCACACCGCGATACCGCGATAGATGAAGCCGGACGCCTGAATCACGTCGGTCAGCGTGGCGAGCTGCCGCCAGTCGATGAAGCACACGACCAGCCCGCCTGGCTTCAGAGCCCGGAAAGCTTCGCGCAGCCACGTTCCGCACCAGTACGCCCACGAGCGCTGATCCATGTTGTCGCAGCTGAATTCCTGGTAGTTGGCATTGGCAGAGACGCTGTACTTCTGACCAGGGGCATTCACGCGCTGCCCGAGATGAAGCCCGCCGGACGAATACGGCGGGTCTGTCAGCAGCAAGTCGAGGGAAGCGTCCGGCAGATGTCGAGCCAGCTGCAGGGCGTCGACGCGGTGCAGCTTATTGAAGGGATAGGCCTGGTACGCCGGCCCGTTAGCGCTTTCTGTATTCACGGTGTTTCCATTCCAAGGTAAGGCCGCGCCCACGGTGACGCGACATGACCATTCTCCGCAGCTCGCGCGCGCGTAGCGATGGGCGGCCGATGTGCCCGCAGCGGGCACATCGCGGCCTTGCTGCGCTACGCGCGCGTGAGCGGCAACATGGGGAAATGAACCTCAACGAACTTTTCCGGCTGCTTCTCAACCTGGCGCGCAAGGGCACCATCGTCCAGGTGGACCACGCCGCAGGGCTGTGCCGTGTCGCTACCGGCGAGCTGCGGACCAACTGGATCCCATGGCTGGCGGTCGCCGCCGGCACCACCCGCGATTGGCGCCCACCTGCCCCCGACGAGCAGGTCCTGCTGATCTGCCCGGGCGGAGATCCAGCCGACGCGGTGGCCCTGTGCGGGATCTACTCGGATAAGGCGCCCGCGCCCGGCGATTCGCCTGACACCCACACCCGCATCTACCCGGATGGCGCCCTGGTCGAGTATGACCACGTGGCCCACCGCCTTACCGCTACCCTGCCGGCCGGCGGCGAGATCCTGGTCGCCGCGCCGGCGGCGGTCACGGTCCGCACCCAGACCGCCCGGCTCGAGGCTGACCTGGTGGAGATTGTCGCCCCCACCACCAGGATGAGCGGCGATCTGGAGGTCGCCGGCAAGGTCTCGGCCGGCCAGAACATCACCACTCCGGCGGACGTGAAGGCCGGCAGCGTCAGCCTGTCCGGCCACACGCACCTCGAACAGGGCGACGGCAAGCCCGTAGGGAAGCCGCAATGATCGGCGTGGACCAGAACACCGGCCGCGCGCTGGAAGGCGTCGCCCACCTGATCCAGTCGGTGGCCCGGATCCTCTCCACGCCCCTGGGGTCCTGCATCGAGCGCCGCGACTTCGGCGCCGAGCTGTTCGACCTGATCGACGCCCCGAGCAACGCGGCCACCCGCGTCCGCCTGTTCGCCGCGATCGCCACCGCGCTGATGCGCTGGGAACCGCGCATCAAGCTGGTGCGGGTCGGATTCGTCATCGACCCGGCGGCGCCCGGCACGGTGGTGGTGGAGATCGAGGGCGTCACCACCATTTCGCGCGAGCGCGTCAATACCGCCGTTCCGGTCAACCTTGGAGCCCGTCCCCGATGAACAACACCGCTATCGACCTCAGCAGCCTGCCGCCGCCCGAGATTGTCGAGACCATCAACTTTGAAGTCCTGCTTGCCGAGCGCAAGGCCGGGCTGATCGCGCTGTATCCGCCCGACAAGCAAGGCGAGATCGCGGCCACCCTGGAGCTGGAGTCCGAACCCCTGGTCAAGTGGCTGCAGGAGAATTGCTACCGTGAAATGAAGGTCCGCCAGCGCGTCAACGACGCCGCCCGGGGCATCATGCTGGCTTACGCGCGCGGCACTACCCTGGACCACCTCGGCGCGCTCATGGGCGTGGCCCGTCTGGTCGTCCAGCCGGCCGATCCGCTGACGAACACCCCGGCCATCATGGAATCGGACGACGACCTGCGCGCGCGGATCCAGATGGCCCCGGAGGCCTTTTCCGTGGCCGGCCCGGCAGGCGCTTACGTCGCCACGGCGATGAACGCCAGCGGCAGGGTGCTGCACGCGGCCGCCAGCAGCCCGGCGCCGGGTACTGTCCTGGTGAATATCCTTTCCCGGGACGGCGACGGCACCGCCGACGACCAGCTGGTACAGCTGGTCACCGCAGCCCTGAATTCGGAGAAGGCGCGACCGCTGACCGACCAGGTCCTCGTGCAATCGGCCGAGATCGTGCCTTACCAGGTGGAGGCCACCGTCTACACTTTTCCCGGCCCGGATCCCGATCTGGTCATGGAAACCGCACGCGCGCGCCTGGACGCCTATCTGGAGTTCTGCCACCGGATCGGCCGCCAGGTGGCCACCTCCGGCATCGACGCCGCCTTGCATGTGCCCGGCGTCGAGAGCGTGGTGCTCGCCAAGCCCATGGCCAACGTCGTGGCCAACGCCACCCAGGCGCCGCATTGCACCGCGGTGACGGTCAATTACGGAGGCACCCGTGGCTGACCTCCTGCCGCCGAACGCCACGCTGCTCGAGCGCAACGTCGCCAAGGTCAACGCGCGCATGAGCGAGATCCCGGTACCGCTGCGCGACCTGGTGCAGCCCCAGGAGTGTCCGACCAGCTGGCTGCCCTGGATGGCCGACAACCTCTCAGTCGATGCTTGGCAACCGGAATGGACCGAAAGC